CTTATGACTTCTCTACTATAGAGAGGGGTGAAAAGTACATCACCATACAGCATGATGAAACAGGGCTTGTAGTGGCTTATACAAGTGAAGAAAGATTGAATGTGAAACATTAAATATTGATTATAAATGAAAGGTAATTGTACGTTAGAACTTGATGTAGACAGTGTGGCATTGAATAATGCAATGTCTAAAGCTGTCAGTGATGCTGTAAAAAGCCTCAATATTGAGCAGATAGTAAATGCAGAAGTAACAAGAAGAATAGGCAAAAGCGTAAGCAAATCAATACAAGACGGCACATTTGTTAGAGCAGTAGCAAAGAATGTAGCCAAAGAATTTGATGCAAATATCATTGTGTCCCTTCTTGATATTGAAGAGCTGAAAACTATGGTTGCAGAAAAAATCAGTCAGAAAATAATTAGTAAAATGGGGATTTAATTATGAACTCAATAAATGTAAACGGTTGCAGCGTATGTCAACCCGGTAAAGAAAATTACACCACCTACAACACCAGGTTGAGAGGTAAAAGAGTGAGAATGTACCAATATGACTATCGTACTGAAAGTGGCGAGCTGTTTGCTTGTTGTGCACCTACCTTAGAGGCGTGCAGAGAAAGACGGGATAAATGGCTTACTGGAAGCACAAGTGAAGACAAGAGATGCTCTTATTAATGAATTGAAGGAAGGAGGTAAGCAATGACGCAGAAACAAGCATTGAAGTCGTTAGAGGATTACTGCAAGGTAAACAATATGCACCTAACAAGTTCCTCATTTACCAGAAACGCTTATGCAATTGTGGCGCATGACACAAACCAAACCTGGAACCGAATATTTGAAAATGGAATACCATGCCACCGTTTAAGCGGCTATCATACGCCAAAAGAGCTTTTGATATGGCTTGACGGCTATCACGCCGGGATACAGAAAGGAGGTAAGAAATAGGGATGATTAAATTTAGAGGTGTAAATATCTTTGGCAATGAATGGTTGTATGGGAATCTTGTTAAGATAGAAGAAAACAGATATTCCATATTGCCCGAAATAAATGATATGCCGACATGCAAGTGTATAGCTGATTATGATGTAGATCATAATACCATTGGTCGATTCACTGGTTTGTTCGATAAAAACGGGAAAGAAATCTATGAGCGTGATTACATTTCCATAATCTACAAGTATGAAGGCATCGCAAATGGATGCGCTATCCCCGATCATGATTGTATTTGTTATGGAGAAGTGGTTTACATGGATGGCTTCGCTTGCTTTGGCTTGCGTCTGCATAAAGCGGAATACCCAATAAGCCAAGAATTAAAAGAGTGCCAGTACCTTACTGTCCCTCTGCTTCAGTTTGATCTGGAATGTGATAGTATTGAGGTATTTGGAAATGTGTTTGATAATCCTGAATTGCTAAAATGAATAGAATATGGGAAATAAAGTAGTAGCATTTATAAGATCAAACGAATGGTTTAAGTCCACTATGGTAGAGCATGGCACACATAATGGATATGTAGCTGTCCCTTCTATGAACAAATATCATGGAATGTCTTATTTGGATATTAATGATATAGACGTTCATGGCGGTATAACATTTTCAGAACCGGCAATAAGCGGTGAAGAATCTATCGGAAGCAAAAGGAAAATTAATCCAAGGTATGTCGGAAAAAGAAATCCCATATTGGATAATGCTGAGTTTATCACCGACAACACAGAAATAGGTAATGATTGGTGGATATTCGGATTTGATACATTCCATTATGGAGATGATAAATATAATTGGGATAAACAAGCTGTCATACAAGAGACAATGAACTTGATGGAACAAATAGAAAAATAAGCAATATGAAGTACAGAATCAAAATAATAGAAACCCTTTCTAAAGTGGTAGAGGTGGAAGCGGATGATTATGATTCCGCTTTCGAGAAAGTTGAGGAAATGGTTAACTGTGAAGAAGTAGTTCTTACAGCAGATGATTTTGAAGGTCGTGAATTTTATCCGGTAGAAGATTATGAAAAGTAACAAAGAATACAAAGTAAAAGTCCAGTTTGTCTTAGAAGGAGAAGTAACTGTCAATGCTTGCAGCAAAGATGAAGCGAAAGAATTGGTTGAAGAAAGTTTTGGTCTTGTCGTTGGTGGTAATTTGCACTCTATGGATTCAAGAATAATCGATTGGGATTTCCCCGTTCATCCTGAAATGATTGTGAAGTAAATCAGTATGGCAAAAGTATATGAAAACAAGAAAGGATTCAAGGTCATACAAGCCACTCGTGGCGAAATGATATGCGCGCTCAGTGAATATGGATGTGTCGGAATTTGCGACAGCTGTGGTTCCAGTAATTGCCAAGATGGATTCTACATCGCAGTCCTTAATAGCTGGTATTGTTCTGATTGCTTCCATAAGTGGTATGCCAGAGCTAAACGCTATGCTTCCGATGAATATGTTGAAAACAAGAATTTTGAATTGTATAAGGCTGTTTTAGGGATCTATTAGTTGTTTATGATGGTAATTTAATTTATAACATTTTGATATCAAATATATTATACATTCACATCTAAATATCAGGATATGAGAACAAAAACAGAAAAAGCAATCAATTTATTCGAGTCCGGGTGCCTGAAAGAAGCGTTATCCATCTTCCGCACCTTCCGCATCGGATTCACCAAAGAAGAACTCAGAACACTGCAAATTGCAAGTGAAAGTCTTGCCGGAAATGAGAACTTCTACCAACAGATAGGAATCGACACAGATTCCATGATAAGCAAATCGGTTGAAATAATCACAGAAAAGTATTTGAGCAATGAAAAAGTTTAGTGTAAAATAGGGCGTAAAGCTTGTTACATTATAACTAATTAGTTATATTTGCATCATGGAATCAATAGAAACTAAAACCACTGATATAAGAACCATATACAAGACAGAGGAATTTGAAGAGTTCTACAATGATCTAAATGCAAGGGTAAAGGATAAGTTCGAGTATACATTTGAACTTGTACAAACGGTGTATGCCTTGCCTGTAAAGTATATAAAGCATTTGGATGGAACAGACTTATATGAAATGCGTGTGTCAGTCGGCTCTAATGAGTACAGAACTGTGTTATTTGCAATTGACAACAGCAATGTCATTTTAGCAACAAAAATAATCCTGCTTAACGGATTTTTAAAGAAATCTACAAAGGATTACAATAAGCAAATAGCCAAAGCAATACGAATTTTAAAAGATTTAGCATTATGATACAGTTAGATGAAAAGAAGTTGGCAAGACTCAGAACAACCAACCAGCAACTTAATGAGAAATATGGGGAACATGGTACAGATACTCGTGAGAAGTTCAATGAGAAGTCGATGGCATGGTATTATGGTGATATACTTCGTGAACGCCGCAAGGAGCTAAAATTGACCCAGAAGCAGTTGGCGCAGAAAATTGGTAAGGAGCAAAGTTATATCGCCCGTGTGGAAAAAGGGGAAGTAGATATCCAGTTATCAAGTTTTTTCCGCATTGCGCGTGCGTTGGGTATCGAGTTTACGCCTACATTTGTTTGAAGTTAATTTTATATTCATAGAACATTTGCTTGCATTAAGGCAGAATGGAGAAGTCCGTTCTGCCTTTTTCGTTTCTGCAAGTAAAAGTTAAATCTTTGTCTTTCAGTATTTTACGATGAAAATAAAAGATATAAACCATTGTAAATCAATTATTTATTTGTATCTTTACAATATCAAAATAACACCTATTAATAACAAGTAAAAGTAAAGAGCAATGAAAACAGAAGAACTTATCAGATACTACAAAGCAAACATTGAAGCTATTGAAAAAGGATTGAACAACGACTCTCTTTCAGCAGATAAAAAATTCAGATTGGGATATACACAACAAGCGTTGGACGGATATAAGTCTGCTTTACAAGAACTTCTTGGAAATAATAACGACTAATAATAGAAGAGAGCAAATGAGCAAAGTAACAGAACTAACAAAAGAGTTTCAAAGAGTGATGTATTCCACTACATATTCATTTGAGATTGATACCGAAGATTATGTTTTCGGATTCAAAAACACAATAAAGAAGCGTACAAAAAGTTTAGCCAAGGCAAGCAAGCTAAAAGTGAAGTTAACCAATGATTGTGGTCGGTTCTTGTCAGAAACGGTGAGAGTTGTTGCTGTACGCTTCTACAAGAATGGAGAGCTTACCAAAAAATTGAAAGCAGAAGAGATATCTGCAAAGTATAACGGATAAATCATAGAACTATGAATACTTATTATAAATTCTGTCCAAATGTATTTTTGGCAAAGTGCGATGAAAAGCACGAAAAAGGAGAAGTTATTGAGGTTACAACCAAGTATGGCAAAGAGAATGAAAGCATAGTTTTTAATCTGATTTTCGAGAAAGATGGTTTCTATTATTACTCTATCGTTCGGGCTGACGGATTTAATGTACAGGAATGGGCGAAGCAAAGAGCGGAACGCAGGCATGATTGGGCATCATTGGCTGCACAAAAGAGTAATGAGTATTTCAATCGCTCGAACAAAGATAGAGATTTCCTTTCCTTAGGCGAACCAATCAAAGTCGGACATCATAGTGAAAAGCGGCACAGGAAGATGATAGAAGATTCCTGGAACAATATGGGCAAAAGTGCTGAGCTCAGCGACAAGGCTGCCGAACATGAAAGAGTAGCCAAGTATTGGGAAAAACGTGCTGAAACGATCAATCTTTCAATGCCTGAAAGTATCGATTTCTACGAACATAAGCTGGAACAAGCTAAAGAATTCCATGAAGGTGTGAAGTCCGGCAAATACCCACGAGAACACGCCTACACTCTTACTTATGCCAAGAAAGCCGTAAATGAGGCACAGAAGAATTATGAACTTGCACTAAAGTTGTGGGGAGATGAAGAATAAAGTATACGTTTTGTTTCAAACTGATATTTGGAAAACAAAATCAAGTAGAGTGTGTTTCGGTGTATTTCTTTATGAAAATGCTGCTATTGATGCTGCCAAAGAAAATGGTTTATATACCAATGAAAGTGAAGTTGATATTATAGAATGTGAACTTGGAAAATTTGAGGAATTATGAAAACGATAGTAAAAGTCTATCTGAAAGACGAGCATGGCAATGAAGACTGGTTCGTTACCCCCATTAACCTCCCAGAACAAGAAGCGCACGAAAACTATATAGGTAAACGCTTCAATATAGGAATAGATACAGACCATATGATGAAATGTTGGAAGGTTGAGACCTTGAGAGTAGAAAAATAGTATTTTTGCCCAGTTTTATTTGAAAGACAAATAAAATATTGTATTTTTGAGGCAGAAATAAGAGAAAACAGCTAAATTGAAGGAATGACAGAAATGGGATTGTTAAGTAGCCGCCTGTCAGCGGTGAAAAAGGATGGACGTAAACAGTCTGACAGCGTGGAATATCATCCGATTGCAAGTTCAAGTCTTGCTTCCTTCAATTAGCTAACAAGGGAATTTAGCAAAGTTGGTCTATGCGTCGGACTGAAAATCCGAAGAACAAGGTTCGAATCCTTGAGTTCCCGCAACCCTTAGTAGTAGTCAAGCGAAAACAAGGACAAAAAGGCTTATGTAATTTACGGGGTGATGGAAATTGCCATCTGACACGACTGAAAGAAGCCGAAAAATTGCATGAGTGCTCTTGCGAGTAGCTTGAAAAATGATTGAGTTTGTGTTTAAGCCTGTCGGAAATATGCCCGGCAGGCATTTACGCAGAAAATGTATGAAGTTGTACATAACCTGGAAAATATGGAAGTAACAATAAGGCCTCAAAGAATATCCGACGCAGAACATAGCTGGAGGATGCGTAAGGATAAGGATATATGGAAGTACGCTATTTGCGAAAGCCCCTACTCTCCCCTATCCCTTGAATCAGAAAACAACTTTTATAGAGAACAGTCAGAAAGTGATGAGTGTATACGCTTTGCTGTTCTGGCAGACGGCATATATGTCGGCAATGTTTTCATAGATAGAATAGATGAATCAGCATACGGATTTGGAGAACTTCACACTCATATCCTTAACAAAGCCTTTTGGGGTAAAGGCATAGGCTATGAATGTAACCGGCTTATCCTTGAATATGCTTTCCGCATCGCTAAAATGAATGGGGTTTACCAATATATCAATCCCTGTAATACCGCTGCATGGAAGAATGCCCTGAAACTCGGATTTAATGATATCGGTACTTCCTCTGTCAGGTCTAACGTACATATATTCATTATAAAAAAAGAGCAATGGATAAAAGAATAGAAATTATAGAACTGCCTGTGTCCGAACTTAAGACAGAGTTTGGGAATCCCCGTAAACCATTAAAGAAGAAGGCCAAGGAGAAGCTGAAGGAGTCACTTGACAACCTTGGCGATTTCGGCGTTATCGTCATTGACGAACACAACAATATCATATCCGGACACCAACGTGTTTCCATTCTTATGGAGAATCCTGACACTCAAGTTTTGTGCAAACGCCTTATTGGTTACAGTGAATCAGAATTAAAGGCTATTAATATCAAAGCGAACACCCATGCCGGCGAATGGGATATGGACAAGCTGGCTGAATGGACCGCAGACTTGAAAATCGATTTGAGCCTTGACCTTGAAAATCTGAATGTCAAAGAAACAAAGATCAAGGATATGGAACTGATACGCTATGAAAAATACGATTATGTGATGATTGTATGTCGTAACGAGATAGACCATCTGAATCTGACCCGTGCTCTTGGAATTGACGACAAGAAAGTTCTTGTATCCAGAAACGCCACCAGAGAGCGTAAGATTAAAGCACGTGCCGTATGGTACGATGATATAAAAGCCCAGATTATGCCTAAAAAAGAAAAAGAACAATGAAAAATTTCAATGTACTGCTTACGTGCTGCTCCATCCACGTAAAAGAAATGATAGATTGTTTGAAAAACAATGAAGACGGAGTTGATATAAAAGTATATGTCGCAAATTCCGTTGCGGCCAACCTCCCGCCTGCTGAACTGTCAGACGGTAATTTTGTGGTTCCGCCCATTTCTGCTCCAAATTATGTTGAAACACTCATATCCTTATGCAAGGAATATGATGTTTCAATCATCATGCCTACAGCGACATTGGAGTTGGAAATAATGGCTCGCGCTAAAGATAAGTTTGAGCAAAACGGTATTCTTGTATCTGTTTCTTCTATTGACAGTCTTCTGGTTGCCAACAATAAGATTGCTCTTTATAGTTGTTATGCCGGCTTAATGCCCAAACAGATCATTCCTGAGAGTGTTTCCGATGTGGATGCTTTCGCCTCTATGTTCAAGTACAAAAACAGCTCTATCTGTTGTAAAGTGGACAATCTGTGCGGCGGTAAAGGCTTCGCCGTTGTGGATGACAAGAAGTGCAATGATACCTCTCTATTCAACAAGTTCGGAGAAAACAGATACATATCCTTGCTTGATTTGAAATCCATCGTTGACAATGGTAAAAATAAAGTTATCCTTCAGCAGAGAATCGAAGGACTGGATTACACCGTTAGTGCGCTTGCAGACAAAGGAGTAGTTACTCATATCTGCGGTTATGTCGGCTACATGATGGCTTTCGGCTCCATTATGTATGGAGAAATCCAGTCCAACGACATGGCGTATGATATTGTCAGCAAGATTGTGAGAGAACTTGAACTTGATGGTAATGTGGCTTTTGACTTCATTCTGAAGAAGAGCGGCAAGGTGGTACTGCTTGAAATAAACCCGCGTATCAATGCCTCTCTCCCGTTTGTACGTCATGCAGGTTGCAATATGGTTTATTTGCGATGCAAACAATTACTTGGTTATGAAATTCCATCCACATATGAACTAAATTATGGATTAAAGATGAAAAAGTTCTATGACACCCGGTATTACGTTTAACATATACGTCATGTCATATCAGCGACCTCATAAAATAATGACTAAGAATTGCCTTGAATACTGTACTTATGTCGTTAGGGAAGAAGAAGCTGATGCTTATAGAAATGCCGGCATAGATGATATGCTTGTCATTCCTAAGGATGCCACGCTTGAATGTGGCGGCAAGGTACATAGTTTCATGTCAACGCTATATTGGATAATTGAAAACACACCGGAGGATGTGATATTTGTTGCCGATGATGATATAAAGCGTTTCTGTTATCGACTTGACAATTATACTGCCATCACAGCAGAAAACTACCCTGACTGGAAAGAACGCACATGTGATGAAATACTCCGTATCGGCCAGCTACTTTACGATTTAAATCTTGGGCTTGCTTTTGATAATCCACAAATGGCTTTGTATGTGTATGACAAGGAATTTTGTTTTAAGGGAATGCCCGGTCATGTAAGATGGATAAACAAGAAAGCACTCAAGGCCAGATATGATCTGAAAGACCCGGCGATATCCGATGTTGATATGATGTTACAGGAACTGCTTATGAACAGAGTTGTACTCCTGCCTAAATATTTTCACAGCTACGGTATCCAAGCTTCCAATGAAGGAGGAACCACCATTGATTCCAGAAAGAACTACGAATATAGATGTGCAATGAAAAATAAATGGGGAAAGTATTATGAATTTGACTTTAGAAAAAATACAGCAAAGATTAATGTCAAGCGATGATTTGAAAACACCTCTATACATTGCAGACAAAAATGACTTCAAACGGAATATCACCGATTTTGTAGCCGCTTTCAGAAAATACTACCCAAACTATAATATCGGGTACAGTTTCAAGACGAATTACTGCAAAGAATTCATCAATGTGGTAAAAGAAATCGGTGGATATGCAGAAGTTGTTTCTCCCAAAGAGTATCAGCTTGCACGGAACTATGGATTTGATGACAGCCGGATTATATACAATGGAGTTATCCCTGATTTGGGCAATAAGATACGATGTGCTAATCATGGTGGAATAGTGAACGTTGATAATGTAGGTGAGCTTGGTTCACTTATCGGAATATACACCTCACCGCTTGCAATTGGAGTGCGTCTAAATTTTGATATTGGGAATGGCATAGTTTCAAGATTTGGAATTGATGTTGATAGCAAAAGTTATCAAGAAATCATAGAACTACAACGAAGAGGATTGATAAAAGTCAAATGTGTTCATTGTCATATTTCTTATGCTCGTGGACTGTCGTATTTCAAGAAGCGTGCCGAAATGATGGCTCGATATGCAAAAGAACTTAGAGCCAATATAGTTGATATTGGCGGCAACATGTTCGGTCGCATGGATGACAGTTTAAAAGCTCAATATGGAGAATATATACCATTGTATGAGGAGTATGCCAAAACTATTGGTGAAGTCTTTGCAAGAGAGTTCCCTGATGGAGAAGTGCAGCTTATCACCGAGAATGGCACACCGATAGTTTCCACTTCCATGTCTCTACTTGCAACCATTATCGGCAAGAAAGTTATCAGAGGAAAAACAATGCTCGTTGTGGATTGCAAGCGTGATGATGTCGGTTTTGTCTGCCATACGAAAAATCCACCTTGCAATGTGCTTTCAAACGATAGCGATTACGTCGAACACGCTACCATTTACGGATGTACCTGTATTGAGAATGATATTATCCATCGTGATTATTCCGGTCCAACTAATATTGGTGATAAGATTCTTATTTCTAATGTTGGAGCTTATGGTTGTAATGTTGCCAATGACTTTATAACACATAAACCAAAATGTATTTGCATTGATGATATATAAGCCGTTAATCATTGTTTAACTCATTGTTAATCAGATATTTAAATTTTAATATCTCACTATAAATCAGTATCTTAGCATTATAAAAGAAAAGCAAAGTAATAATTTAAAATAAGAGATAGACAATGAAAGCAACAAAGTACATTAATTCAAAAGGTTTGCCAAAAGGTGCATTTATTTACAGAATAAAGAAAGATGGAACGAAATCTGCTCGCCCTACATTTCATCAGTTTTGTGGAACTGAAAAAACGGCAGAGGAAATGATAGCAAGATTGATTAAATTGAATCCAAATTCAAAATTTGAAATCGCATAATAGATTGAGATATGGCAAATGCACTATACACAAAAAACGGTCACAATATGTTTGAGGTTTCATCCCTCATTCAGAAGGCAATACGCAGGAGCAACAAAGACTATGCCTGCTATGCTGCTAACGAGTTGGCACCACGATTTAGAAAATATCTGTGGAAGCGATTACTCTGTGTTTCAGCAGAGGATTGTTATGACCTTGTTACGAATAAGATTGTAGCACTCAAACAGGCTGATGACGCACAAAGCTGGCAGGACAAATCACCTCTATTCATTGAAAAGGCTCTCGGCATTCTTCTTGCCACAAGAAAGAATCGTGATGCTGATTATTTCGCCTGTAACCTGCTTAATTCAAGAGACAGGATAGAATTGCCAAAGGATGAATATGTCGGAAGTAATGCCGGATGTTACACCAAAAATGGGCATGACATGTTTTTAGTTGCCGGATTATTGGAACGTGCCATAATCGGCAAAGACGATATCAGAGCCGGTTATCTGGCCAATGAGTTAATGGTAAGGTATCGGGAGTTCCTTTGGAAACGGCTTATTATGATAGCAGGTAATCTCAACTATCAGGCTATTACCACTGAAATTGTCGCATTGAAGAAAGCAGACGATATGCAACCCGGTAGTTCACCTAAATCATCCATTTTCGTAGCAAAGGCTGTTACCGTACTTCTGAAAGTTGTAAAATACGGATATTGCGGTTTCTATGCAAATGATTTCCCTTATCCTGTCACATGTTTGAAAGACTATGACAACAGATACATGTCAATACCTGATTATGTATTTGACTGCCATACCCATAAAGGGAAGCAAAGAGGAAAGACCAAAAAAGAATTTATCATTGCCGAACAATCCGCATTAACCCCTTACAAAGAAGGTGAATACGACCAATGTGGTTGGGACAGATTTTTCTATCTGGAGAAGAACGGATTCTATGACAAGGATCATATAACTCCGAGGCCGGATGAGAAAAAAATGAAAGAGATTGAGGACGGATGCGTACAGCAGTCCTTGTTTGATTGAATGTTTTAATTGATAACTAGTGTATATCCGATGCGTCTTTGGTGAAAAGCCGAAGACGTATCGGCATGTAAAGTTATAAAATTATGGGAAAGAAGGAAAGACAAGAATTGTTTTTGAAACATTTCCGTGAAAGTCATGGAATTGTTTCGTATGCCTGCCAGAAAGTAGGTATAACGAGAGCCTGTTATTACAAATGGCGGGACAGTGACCTTAAGTTCAAGGAACGTGCTGAGGAAGTAGAAGAAGAAACCATTGATGTAGTCGAATCTAAATTGCTTTCCGCAATCAATAATGATGATTTAACTGCGATAATCTTTTATCTGAAAACAAAGGGTAAGAAACGTGGTTATGTTGAGCGTGTCGAGCAGGATGTCAATGTCAATCCATTCGAAAGTTTGATAAAAGAATTGCCGGACAAAATAGAAGAATAATGGATCTGAGCGATAAGGCAGCCTTGTATATGCAGGCGTGGAGAGACGATTGGTGCAAGTTCTGTTCCGATGTGCTGAAAGCGCGTTTGGATAAAGAACAGCAGGATATTATTCACTCGGTTCAATACAACCGAATGACCGCTGTAGCCTCCGGAACTGCCCGTGGCAAGGATTTCTGTGCCGCTTGTGCCGCTATGTGCTTTATGTATCTTACTCCACGCTGGGTTAACGGAAGATTGGTAAAGAATACCAAAATTGCAATGACAGCTCCGTCCGGTCGCCAAGTAAAAGATATTATGATACCGGAAGTTTCCAGGCTATTCCGGAATGCTGGTTTCCTGCCTGGACGTTTATTGTCTTCAGGAATCAGAACCAACTACGAAGAATGGTTTCTAACGGGCTTCAAGAGTTCTGACGACAATATGGAAGCATGGTCTGGATTCCATGCCGTAAACACATTGTTTGTTGTTACGGAAGCCTCCGGTATATCAGAAGTTATCTACAATGCCATCGAAGGTAATTTGCAGGGAAATTCCCGTTTGCTAATAGTGTTCAACCCTAACGTGACCACAGGATATGCTGCACGTGCCATGAAGTCTGACCGTTTTGCCAAATTCAGGTTAAGTTCCCTTAATGCTGAGAATGTTGTAAGCAAGAAAATAGTTATTCCTGGTCAAGTTGATTATGAATGGGTGAAAGACAAAGTGGAAAACTGGTGCTCACCTATCCAGCAAGCTGACTTCAACGAAGGTGAAGGGGACTTCAAATGGGAAGACGGTCTATATCGGCCGAATGACTTGTTCCGTGTGAAAGTGCTCGGTATGTTCCCTAAAGTGGCGGAAGATGTGCTTATCCCCTACGAATGGATTGAAATCGCCAACGAGAATTGGAGGAAACTGCAAGAAGATGGTTTTGTTCCAAAGAAAAGCTGCAAGCTTGGTGTCGATGTTGCCGGCATGGGACGTGACGACAGTGTGTTGTGTCTAAGATATGGCAACTATGTCAGTGAGTTTGAAGCGCACCAGTCTGCTGGAACGGCAGACCACATGCACGTAGCCGGAATGATAACCAGATATCTTGACAAGAAGGGTGCGAAAGCATTTATTGATACTATCGGCGAAGGAGCAGGAGTGTTATCTCGGTTGCAGGAACTTGGGTACCAAAATGTGTATTCTTGTAAGTTCTCCGAGAGCGCACGTGGGCTGCATGATATAACAGGCGAATACACCTTCGCCAACATGAGGGCTTATCTGTTTTGGGCGGTACGTGACTGGCTTAATCCCAAAAATGGGTTTGGTGCCGCTCTCCCACCCTGTGACAAACTTATGGAAGAAGCAACGGAAACACATTGGGGATTTATGAGTAATGGAAATATTTATATAGAAAAGAAAGAGGAGATTAAAAAACGTATCAAACGTTCTCCTGACTGGTTCGACTCGCTCGCCAATACATTCTATTGCAATTATTATGCAACATTAAATGAAGAAGAAATTTTTCGCAATCTTTTATAGTTTGCAGTGCGATACTGCTTGAGAAAGGGCAGATCAAGAAACAAACTTAAAACTGTTTTCTGCTTTTAAGCATAATGAACACAGTGAGCTACTGCCAAACCAAACGTTCAGCAGTAGCTCATATGCTAAATTATTGCACATCGCGCACACAAAGGCAACCGCCCATACCCGTTGTTCCCTGTCCTAAATTAGCACCTTGATCTTTCGTCCAAAGCATCTGTATTTGCTTTCCCTGAGTATTATACATAAATCCATATTGAGTCCACTTCGTTGAAGAGAAAGAGGTACGGCAATGGAGAATTTCATATTTATCGCCACTATACCCCCACTTATGTCCAAACAAACCACTACATCCATAATTTGCATAGTGATATATCTCATTATCCACATAATCCATATAATTTGGCATGGCGACCACCATCAGCGCCAATTCCCGTTGATTCGGAAGACGCCATACAGCATTGCTTATGGACGCTTCCCCATCTCCCGGGTACTGTGAGGCAATAGTGGTTACAGCTTCTTTTGCTTCGGTTGCACTCATTGTCTGTAGTTGACTGTATTCTTGTGTATCACTCCCCTCCACTAAGTGTCCTTCACAAGAAGCTGTTTGTGTTTTTACATACGGATGCTTTGCCACTTGGAATTTCTTGTAAGGGCGGTTGATTACACTTCGTTCGTGATGAGGAGCCAATTCACGATAACTGAAGGAGCGCAGTGCGTTATCGGTCAGAAATACTTCGATGGTACGGGTACTTTTATCATACTGATAATATGGCTGGGCAGGTGTTTCATAACTTGTTTTAGAAGGTGTTGCTCCTAAGTTTCGTACAGCACGGACATAGCCACCATTCTGAGCAGCGTAGTCACTACCAAAAGTACAACCTTCCTCTGCCCAAATCACTCTGTCAATTCCATTATCCCCATATGTGCTGGTAAAAATAGGATAAAGACTCTGACTATTATTACTTGGACGCTCCATCCCCTCTGTTGAATATGGATACAACACTGCCTTGGCAGGCAAAGCCGGTTCACCAATCCATAACCCTAACATCTGGTCACGTGCCGGAGTGTACCAACGGAGTTCATCGTCTGTAATTGTACCGTCTCCGTTAAAATCCCGATTACGGGTCAGGCAAGCCAAGCAAGCCCACTCTGTATCTGTAGTTAAACGTTTCTTTCCGGCTTCAAGTTTGGAATCTGTGTCGTCTAATAGAAAGCCATTCTTAGCCCAATTTACAGCACCTGTATTGTTTCCTATTTCAGTTATAGTATTCCCTCTTCCGTTTTTTGCATCAGAACTTTCTCCTGCAGGCGATCCATAAGGCAATCCTCCAATCTCATCGGTAAGCTCTACGCCATATTTTGCTACAGTCTGATTTTCCAAGTCATAGAAGCAGGCAATGGAGTGCTGTTGCAGTACATACACGGCAGTGGCGACGGCACTCTGTTTGTCTGCGCTGTATTGGAGGTCACTACCTAAACTGAAAGTACGGTCTTCGGCATTGATAAAGTCGCTTAATGCAATCGATGAACCATCAACCGGATTAGTTGTATAATAGTATTCATCCACAAAGCAGGTATAATAATCATTTCCCGTTTGATTCTCGTAGGCATGATCCAAGGCGGCAAATACATCCATTCTGTTTCCATCTCCACCATAGCTTGCCAAAGAACCTTTATTATCCTGTTTTTTAAACTCTATCCATTGAAGAAGTTTTTTGGCTTCTTCGATAGAGGGTGGTTGATTGTTATGGTTTGGATCTAACTTTTGAGTGGATGGCAGGTACTTGCAGCTGACATTGCCAAATGGTGTCTTGGCATAGATATAGACACCTTCGCTGATCTTGTTCTTCATCAGTTTCATCTCCACCTGCTCATAGTGCGCATCTAACTGTACACGTGCACCACCTTCAAAGACAATACCTTCTACGGCAGGATTCTTTTCCTGAGGATTACTTGTACCATCTTCCCCCTTCACCTCTACCACAATATCATTCACGCCATTTACAGTGACCGTATATTGATAATGGTAATCGCGACGTAGGCTGAACTCTTTGAATTTATTATTACTGAAATCACCCAAATGTAGAATATACTTGGTCTCGGCAGAGATATTATTCCCCTCGAACTTACCTGTGATCTCCACGTAGGTAGACTTTTCCGGGGCATTTTCAAATTGATAATGTCCCTCATGTCCCTCTTGAGAAGGGGTGTTTTCATATAGGTTCTCTCCATTATCATCCTTTCTCACCCGGTCACGGTCAGCAAATTCCCACTCTGTCTTATCACCGGTGTACTCCCGAATATTTTCGGGCAGATAGACCGTAAAGCTGCTCGGTGTCTGTGCATCGAAAGTCACCGTTTCCGTATCTATCATATTTAAATTATCATATCCTGCCCAACTGTCTTCAGCAGGTGAAACATACTCCGCACAATGGCAGAACTTATAGCTTATAGGGGTAAAAGTTACATTCGTTCCACTCTTGAACTCCATCGACACTTTACACATCAGGCGTTTCAAGACGAAAGAGTTATCTTGATTTACAGCAGGATGTTCACCCGTCTGTTGCGAAATGAAATACTCGTTTTCATCATTTTCTTTCTTATAGGTAATAATTCCTTTTCCGGAGTTACTCTCATCTTCTTTGATTGTACACGCACCGGTACGGTTGTTTACTGAACCGACAAGTGGAAGATAACCGTCCACAGTAAACATATTACCGTTCCATTTCGGAGTCACCTTTTCCAAGAAATCCTGACGGTTTGCCAACTTACTTTCACCTATTTCAGGAAAGAAATCGATAAAGGAACCTTGGGCATTCCCGATCAAGTAAATATATACGTCACCGACAGGCATATAGAACTTGAAGTGTCCGCAAGTTGCATCATTTGCATCCGGTATCCACCCCCCCGTACTTCCTTCCAATGAAGTAAGCGGTGATTCAAAAAACTGGTACGCCAGTCGCTTGTCATTGCTCGGATCTCCACCGTTATTCTCATAAACGAAAACCATGATACCCGACAGTTGGGAATCCTTACCCTGCTGATCGGTCGCTCTAGTGGAACGGGTTACCACATGAGATGTGATTCCCTTACCTAGACTGAAGGGGATCTCCACCTCCACCATACGGTTCATGTCTACACCGTTTGCACCCTGCCCTTCCATCAACATATCGTCGGAACAGGCACTAAACACCCATAGGAGGGCGAAACAGACAGCTATACTTGCTATTTTTGAAATCTTATCCATAGTGCGTTGTTATATTCAATTAAACTCAATAGAACCTCCGCCCTCTTGCCATTCCTGAATCATCCAATGCGGAGTGAGGGTAATATGCCCATCCAATGTAACGACCGAATAGATACTGAGACGGTCGTTGGCTTTCACTGCGGGCAGGGGCAAATAGAATTTCTCACCCTTGTGCTGCTCTACACCCGTTTGATCGGCTCCATGCTGGTGAACCAAGATCTTTAGATAATAGCCGTCACCGACCGGTTTTGTCGCAGAAACAACCACATCCTCTCTAAGCTGACCGGTAGATATATTGGGGTTGGCAAAGAGATAGAATGACTTTTGAGGCAAATGCTCATATTGAAGGTTCGTCGGATCGTTTATATCCGCTTCAATCAAGTTGATATCCAGTCGTTTCATTTGCTCTGTATGTTCAGTGTCACCATAACTCTCCGGTTCATCCGACCAACCACTATTTAGGATAACGCGTCCGTTCAACTGGTGCAAGTGAGAATCCTGATAATTCGGATTTGTATTCCAATCAGACGGTGCAGATTCAGCCTCCTTGCGACCAATTGTTCCACTGTATGTATCGGGAAACAGATAGCCATATTCCGGCTCGTTATATAAGTAAAGCCCACGCCCCATATAGCATTCTCCTACGCCTGTCGTTGTAAAATAGAACTTCATCTTCGCCACGGAACGGGTCAGGAAGATACTTACAGAGCCGTTTGGGGTCACCTGTTGAGTATACTTACTTACCATTGGCAGCAGTGGGCTGGTGTATTTTTTATCGGTTTCGTCTTTGCTGTTTGTATCTCCTCCCGATAAATAGGTTGCTGCCGGCAGTGTGGAGAAGGTCAAAGACTCCAAATCATCAGGAGTTACGGTAAGAGTCTCCAAATCAACTTCTGTCGCATCGGTTGATCCGGGAAGGTTATAGGCAGTATCCCCTGTATTGTTTATTTTCAGCCCTCCTGCTGCATTTTCGTTCGCAATGGTATAAAAGGTATGAGTTCCTGTCGGAAGCTTCAGGGTGAATGTTACTGTTTGTTGATCTCCCGTAGTATTATCCACATAATGATAACCTAACAACTTCCCATCATCACTGAATACATACATACGGAGAGTTTGAATCCTGTATTCATTCTCTTCCAATTCAAGAATGTTCTCACCGTTCGCCCGGGTCTGTATCATGATACGAACCGTTTCCATCGTTCCGTCCGGCTTTTGCTCCGGCGAATCGTCGGAGCAGGCAAAAAGAAGTGCTGTCCACCCGATAAACTGTACGTATCTGAGATAATATCTAAATAGTTTTTTTCTTTTCATCATGCGTCTTTCCCTTTAGAAATTATAAATCGGCATCTATGCGCTGGTCGTTCCAATCGGTTATCGTTACGGTAAATGTAATATTCGTGGTAGGTGAAGGAATCGTCGCTTGATAGTGATAGCTCTTTCCCTTCTCCCATAGGGCTGGACCTGCCTGTGGCAGTGGTACGTTGACAGTTCTCCTTGTACCATTATCATAAATCCAAGTCATAGAGAAAATCACTGATTCATCAATGCTTTGCGGAATAAACAGCAAGTCGCCGTAATTATCATTTGCAGCATCGTATGTGCCTGCCAGCAGGTGTTGACTTTGCCCTGCAACTAACTCAAACACTTCTGTTTGCAAAAAAGGAGCGTTTTCAGTTGCCCTTATCAGATTGCTCCAAGGAGTAGCTGAGTTTGAGGTGAAATCCCCTTTATAGGCAACGCCCCACAGCTTTACGCCCGTAATGATCACCTTTGCATCGGTACTGATCGTAAATCGTACGCGTGACAGCTCGTGGCTAAAGGTGAGATCAACGGGAGATGGAGGATTTTCTACTTTATATGAGATGCCCGTTTGTCTTGCCGTCATCAGGTCGATGGCTTCCGTTCCTCGCTTTTGGGATGTATCGAAGTCAGTTACGGTGATAACACCGTCATCAGCGCAACTTGCTTTATCCTTCAAGCTTGCCGGATGGAGCGCATAGAAGTTATGTGCCGCGCCCGGTACCCAATAGCGGGTACCTTGATAGTGTCCGGCCGGCGTGACGGTCTCGGCATTAAAGAGGTTGTTCGCATTATTGAAGCCTCCCCAGACTAAGAAGCTTTCCATACCATCCTTATTGGCATCCACCGCTGCACGGGTCATGGTGGTAGCAAACGAGATGGGGGCAGCATCTGCTACCGGTTCATCGACCGTAGAAACACAACCGCCCGTCAGCAGGCTTCCCAGTAGAAGGGTCAAAGAGAATATGTTTTGTTTCATCATCATCTCATACGTTTTAATCTGAATATGTGTGACTATAAGGGGACATTCAACCCCTTATAGCCTATATCTCCGCTTTCCTATCTCCCCCTATCCGTATAGATTCCCTAAATGGAAACAGGTGAAAGCGGGGTTGTATGAATTAAGGTACTGAAGGAGTTTGAGGAGTTGTATTTTGATTCTCTGCTGTTTCCCAATTATTTACAGTAGCATTGAATGTAATCGGGTAAAGAGTCTCAGGGTTTTCTCCTCCCTCAGAAATCATCTTCGCATTGATCTCAGCCGTGTAGTTGTAACGATAACCGGGAATCCAAGTGTTAGCATTACTACTTCCTCCTGCAATATTCTCTGCAACACTTAAATTAGCTGTAAAATTTGCAGTTTTATCCAAACCTCCACCCGTAACAGTTGCGGTGAATATTACATTCAATTGATCTGTTCCGTTTTGCGGAATCACTAATTTAGATTCAGATGAAGCAGTTTTATTTTCATTAGCTACATCAGATATAACCGGATAATCATAATCTCCTTTTGTGGCTGAGGTATTTTCCCAATTGATCGTAACGTTATTGCTTTCTTTAAGAGTTATGTTACCTGTAGATGTCTTAACTGCGTTAATTTTCAAATTACTGATTTCTATCTGATATTCTTTTCCATCTGTAGTATTAAAAGTAAACTTCACCTGTGAAAGCATGTGATGGAAGGTCAAATTTACAGCTTCCTGTTGAGAAGCATCTTGCTTACACTGCATTTTTATTACCGCAGCAACCAAGTCTTTTGTATCATTCGGAGTATAGTCAGTAAATGTCAATTCTCCATCATTGGCATTGAATGATACTGCAGAGGTTGCTAATTGGCCATCATTTCCATTTGCATACGCACCAAAGGAATAGAATTTACCAGCTTGCCAATAATATTGTGCCGACCGCGACTCGTTGTTGAAGATTCGTGTGTCATAATTGTCAGCTGCATTTCCAAACCTACCAAACACATAGAACGAGTTCAATTGGTTGTTGTTATCTAACTCCGTTACCTGCCTTGTATTATTCTCCACAAACTGATTAAACTTGATGGCTCTGTTCTGAGCTACATCCGTCACTTCTTCATTTGTACAGCTAGAAAATGCCGCTACGGCCATTCCTAACAAAAAAAGATTCGTTTTCATTTCGCTTTGATTTTTAATATGAATATTAATTGTTAACTAGTTTCATTAAATAGGTAGTGGAATATCGATAAAATCGCCCCAGCCTTCGACTGTGGGATCGAACGCTCCACTGCCTTCTGACCCCTCTTTATCCGAGATCTCGATTCCATCTACCACAATAACACCGCCACGAGGTTGCCCCACCACTTGGTCGGTCACATCAAACTCGAAATTCTTGAACTTGCCGTTATAGAGCTTTACCTCCAAGTTCAGCGTGAAACGCCGCTCCGCCCTGATGTAATGATCGCCCGGATAGTTGGGCACACCGAAAGTATTCACCCGGACTTCCGCCCCGTAATCCTCCTTCGTACAGTCGAAGAGGATTGTTGCAGTCTCATCACCCGTATGTCCATCCTTCAGGTAGACGCTCTCTGCCATACCAGCCAATGCGCCTCGTGCCAAGGCCACGTACTGCAATCCTTTCTTAAACTCGTAGCGTATCAGGTAAGTATACACCAACGGTTTCATCCTGACTGGCAATTTCACCGGCTCCAAGGTGCGCTCTGTTTCGTAGTTCTCCTCGTAATTTCCATAGAGCATATCCGGCTGGTTCATGGTACGCTCGGAAGCGTGCGGCTTCTGGAAGTTGCCCCTGCTCACGGTACGGGTAGTTGCTGAAGCTGTGGCTACAGCTGTCAGGTCGTTGAACACGATATATTCGGTATCATTATTATAAAAGAGCAACGAAGCCATTCCCTCCGGCAGAGGAAGACGTCCGCCCGTTGCGGGAATATTGCTTTCGCCAGAACGCGCTACTTCCTGATACGTCACCAGACGTACACCTCCGGCAACTTCTGGACGCAGTTCATCGTAGCTGCCCTTCCACTCCGACTTCCACTCCTGTTTCCAGTTGTGATCGTAGGGACGTTCCCACTCCTGCTCCCAACTGAATTGCGCATCCACCTTGACACTGGTCCCGTGCTGATCGTGGTCATAGCACAGGTCCTTCCGACAACCTGTACACAGCAAAAGACACAGTATTCCCATATGCCCCCATTGTATTCTCATCTGACACCTCCTTTCTTTCTGTCACCGTTCCACAGCCGCCACACTAGGGAAAACTTTAGCTTTAGTGGGCCAAAATAGTTCATCCGGCTGCTCTGCTGGTAGACATAATGCCCGTCGATCGGCAGATACTCTTCGTACCAGGCATGCATGAACCCCACGCCGACACCTGCCTCGAAAGAGAGCTTACGGCTTACCGGGAACATATAGCCATAACTTAGACCGGCTACCACAGCCTCGCCCTTATAACCATCCTTGCCATTCTCCAAATCGTACCAAGAGAATCCGCCAAAAAGCCCCACGTAATGACCGTGCCACGGACGCTTCGCCTTGAACCAATACCGCCCTTCTGGGCTTATGGTAGCCAACTGATAATATTTATGCTTATGATTGTTCTTCCACCAAGCCATCTCCCCTTCCAAATTGACAGACCATCGGTCGTTGATAAGATACTCCACCTCCAGCGAAGGCATGAGGGCAGCATCATACAGAAGATTGGTCTTTAGAACCAGTTGGTGCGACATCTCCATGTCGGTACGTGCTCCTTTGGACACTTCATCACCATGAAGGTCATGTTTGCCCTCCGCCAACTCTGACTTATGACATCCCCCGCCCTCGGAGTTATTTTCACATGAACACACCCGAACGGAGCCGGCCGCCTGTGCCGGACAGACACATCCACCACTGAGAAAGGCGGACAGTAATATCAAAACTCCAAGTTTCATATCCGTACATGTTTGAATTTTAAGAATCACCAAAGTTCCATTCATTTCTCCCTCTCAAGGATCATCGTTGCAAATATAGTATATTATTATAAAATAACAAATAGATAAATAAAAAAATATAAGCTAAAATTATAAATAGTATAAATTATTTTCTTGATTTTTTCCATAAAATAGCATATAAAATATTAATATACAATGATGTAAACATTTCGTCAAGAAAACTATTTTTACCTAATATCTATGTATTTTTTGCCAACATTTGTTTCAATATTAAGATGGCAGATAAAATAAAAAACAAATATTATTTTATTTGTTTTTCAAATAAAATAATTATATTTGCGACATAGCATTTGGTGCTAGCGTGCTCCTTCACGTTACCGGGTAGTGCGTATTGTATTATCCGGTTTCTTTTTGGAGCAGTATTATGTGTAACTAACCACCGTATGAAGGAGTACGGAACTACATTATGAACACAATTAAAATTTTTGAGAATGAGCAATTCGGAAAGGTAAGAATTGCAATGAGTGAGAATAACGAACCTTTCTTTTGCTTGGCAGATGTGTGCGGTGTTATAGGCATTGCTAACGCAAGAAATGTCAGGTCAAGGCTTGAAGAAGATGATGTCCGCCAAATGGACACCATAGATTCGTTAGGTAGAAATCAACAAGTTTATAACCGAAAGCGGTTTATATGATGTGATAATTCGCAGTGACAGCGAAAAGGCAAAGCCATTTCGTAAGTGGGTGACGAGTGAAGTTTTGCCTTCAATTCGCAAGCATGGCGCATACATGACCAACGAAACACTTGAAAAGGCTTTGACCTCACCTGATTTTTTGATTCAGCTTGCCACCAATTTAAAAGAAGAAAAGCAAAAACGTATTGAAGCCGAACAAAAAGCAGAAGTTGCCGAGCAGAAAATTCAGCAAGATGCTCCTAAAGTCCTTTTTGCTGATGCTGTCTCAACTTCACATCGCTCTTGTTTAATTGCTGAACTGGCTAAAATATTACAACAAAATGGGGTGAATATCGGTCAGAACCGTTTGTTTAGCTGGATGCGCGAGAATGGTTATCTTTGTCAAAAGGGTGACTACTACAATCAGCCGACGCAGAAATCTATGAAATTGGGACTTTTTGAGCTGAAGCAAACCACTATCAACAAGCCGGATGGTACCATGCTTGTCACGACCACGACCAAAGTAACCGGCAAAGGACAAGTATATTTCGTGAATAAATTCCTATCCAAATAAAAAACAAGCGGTGCGAAGCTGCACCACACAACAGTATAACAATGGACGAAATTACCACAATCCTTGACAGTACAAGATCTGTTTCTGACATTATCAGTGATTTGAAAGAAAAATCAGTGGATGTGCCGGAATGGAGCAAGTCGCTGAAAGATTACGATCCTTCCAGACATAAAATTGTAACTGATAAATTTTCTCGTAAAGACAAAATAAAATCTGATGGAAGAGTCGAGCCGGCTTCGCGTATTCATCTTGGTCTGGAGAAACTGCTTGTGAAACGTATTACGGAATTCGCTTTCGCTATTCCCGTCAGACGTGTCTACCATAATACGGAAGAAAATGAAAAACGCCAGCAGATAACCAAAGCTATTGAAGCAATCTATAAATATGCCCGTATAGATTCCGAAAACATCAGACGTGGCAATGCCTATTTTGCATCCTGTGAAATTTTCACCATCTGGTATGTGGTAGAGAGACCCAACACACTATACGGATTCAACAGCAAGTATAAGCTGAAAAGCAAGACATACTCGCCGATGGACGGGGTTAGATTATATCCCTTGTTTGACGAGTGGGGAGACATGATCGCCATGTCCTTCGAATATAAGAAGAAGATAAAGGATAAGGAGGTCACTTTCTTTGAGACATATACCGCTGACCGTCATTACAAGTGGAAACAACAGGGGGAAGCCAGCTGGATTGCTGTTACAGATCCCGAAAGGATTATCCTCAAAAAGATTCCCGGAGTTTATGCATACCGCCCCGCTCCTGTTTTTCATGGACTAGAGCATATCCGTGAGGAAATTGAATACACGCTCTCCCGTAACTCAGACGTGATAGCCTACAATTCCGCCCCCTTATTGAAAGTGACAGGCGAACTTGTCGGTGACGAGGACAAGGGAGAGGCCCGCAGATTGTTCCGTCTAAAGAATGGCGGTGACATAGCTTATGTTTCATGGACCCAGGCCATAGAAGCCCTGAAATATCATGTGGATACATTGCTCAAGCTTTTCTTCATGCAGGCCCAGATGCCAGACCTATCTTTCGAAAACATGAAAAGTCTTGGTAACATAGGTTTTGATGCCAGACAAATGATATTGTCTGACGCCCATCTGAAAATCGGGGATGAGTCAGGTGCCTGGATAGAGTTCTTTGAACGGGAGTGTAATGTCATCAAAGAATTTCTGAAAATGATGAATACTTCATGGGCTGATGAGATTGACAATATAGAAGTTGAGCATGTCATTACTCCGTTTATTCAGAATGATGAGGACGCGCTGATTAACAGATGTATGAAAGGGAATGGAGGCAAAGCGATATTCAGCCAGCTTGAATCCATCGAAATGGCAGGTTACTCCAATGATCCCAAAGGAACATTAAACCAGATTCAAAAAGAAAACAAAGCGGACCGACAGGCAAGGATGAACAACTTGTTTGAAGGTGCCGAATAGTAAATAACAAATATGGGAAATATGAAAAATATTGTATTTAAAGAACAAGAAGGCGTATTTGTCGCAGATTTCGCCTCTGAAGGCAATTGTGTAATTCAAATAGACAACGGAAATGTTGAACCGCTAAAAATCTACCGGCACATGCCTGAAATGGAACCAAGTGCCTATGATGCGATTCCACTTCACGGTCCCTATCAGCGGGTAATCGACCTTTGTGTACCTGCCGGGATGATGATTCGCATTGTCAGTACTACCGCTGTTACTGCCGCTAATATGATTATATTACCTCAAGCGAGTGGTAATGGCTCATCCGTAACCGGGGCAACCGCCAGCGTTGATGCAAATGTAGGTACACCTTCTGTGGATGTAACAATGAAAGAAGGCAAGCTGAATTTCGCTTTTAAGAACCTCAAAGGGCAGAAAGGAGATACAGGTGTAGTTGGTGCCAAAGGTGATAAAGGTGAACAGGGACAAACTGGGCCCAAAGGAGATAAAGGAGAACAAGGTGCTGCTGGAGCGAAAGGAAACAAAGGCGATGCCGGTGCAAAAATCAAATCAATAGCCTTGACTATCAAAGGTACAGTCATTACCGGCACAGCGACTCTGACCGATGACAGCACTGCCTCTATTACCGGTACATATACTCCTGGAGAATAATTAAATTACTACAGATATATGAAAAAGTATATTGGAACAAAACAGATTGAAGCAGAACCTATGACAAGAGGTGATGCGTGGGGGAAACATCTTCTTAGAGAAAAACCGTCAACGGAAAATTTCGATGATGAGGGCTATCATTTCCGTTATGAAGATGAGTACGAAAGTTGGAGCCCGAAAGATGTGTTTGAAAAGGCATATAAGATTGCAGAAACACCAGTTGACCGTATGCAGATAGAAGCCGAAGAACTCAATGGAAGATATGTAAAGTTAGCCGCTTTCATAGATTCAGGAAAAATGGATGAAGTAGTTAATGATATATACAACAAGTGTTTACTGGAAATGCAGTGTTGTACAATGTTCGACTATATACGGCTTCTTGATACTCGCATACAGCGTATGCAAG